GTTCTCTGGTACGGATAGAGCAACTCCCCTTGCAGGTTGAAGAAGCTTTAAATAGAAAAGAAGAGGAAAAATAAATGCAAAATAATGAAAAAAGTTTTTTGGATGAAAGACTAGATGCTTTAGTTCAGCAAGAATTAAACTATATTGATAAATATGGTGAGGATTATTTTAAATCAGGCACTGGTTTACTTGGGCGTGCTACAAGAAAAATCTTTAAAGATAGTGGAGAAGGCTTAAGAGTTTTTACTGATATGAGGCAAGCAAATAATCAACTAGGTGGTAATTATACTAATGAAGAATTAGCTAGTATGATTAATAAAGGTTATCGTAATGCTGGTTATGATTATAGTTTTGAATTACCTGACAAATTTAAAACTCCAAAAAAAGAAAACAGAAAAAAATTAAAAGATGGAGGAGACCCTAATAAAGGTATTGCAGCATTAAGAAAAGTAGCACCTGAAGTTGTTGCAAGAATGGGTTATGAAGAAGGTGGTGATGTTGATAGTCAAATGGCTATGTTAATGGAACCACAACAAGAACAAGCTATGGTCCCTGATGAAGATATGGAAGAGGACTATTTAGATTTTATACTAGACGAAGCATTAACTGAAGAAGAAGAAGAAATGCTTCAAGATAGACTAGAACAAGATGAGCAATTAGCTTTACTATTTGATAAAGTAATTGATGTTGCTCAAGAGTTTGCCGGAGCTGGACTCGTTGAGGGTCCGGGTAATGGTATTTCCGACAGCATACCTGCAAGGTTATCTGACGGAGAATTTGTCTTTACTGCTAAAGCAACAGAGGAAATCGGAGCTGATGAATTGATGCGTATGATGAAAGATGCTGAAGCCAAAGCAGATGAAAGACAAGGTTTTGTTTATGGAGGAGAAGTACTGGAAGAAGGTGAAACTTTTATGGTTGAACCAACTGAACCAGAACCAGTTAAACAAGAGATTCGTGTACAACGAGAAACTGTTGGACCTCAAGCAACTGAGCAAGAGGAAGAAGAGTTAGTCGAAGAAATACGAACTCGAAAAATGATGACTGGTAAAGCTTCACCCGTAAGCTAATATTAGGCGATAGGGCTACCTTATGTCATAAGCACCCTATCATTAGATTAACCGAAAGGCTACCTTTAAAATAAAAGCCCTGCACAGTCGACATACGCAGCTACCTTTTAAATGAAGCCCTGAGTAGGAGAAGAATATGACTACTGAAGTAAAAGAGGAAAATGCCAATCCTTATAACGAAAAAAAATCATGGCATAGTAACGAAGAAGATAAAGCATTTGAGAGTGCTGACGGAATGTTCTTTAGAGAACCAGAAAAAGCAGAATCAAATGAAGAAGTAGAGCAACCTGTAGAACAGGAAGCAAGTGAGGATAAACCTTATAAGCGACCAGACTACAAAAAGCGATACGATGATTTAAAGAAACATTACGATACTAAACTTAGTGAGTTTAAATCAAGAGAGCAAGAGCTATTAGAAGAAGCTACTAAAAATAGACAAAGCTATAAAGCTCCGAAGTCTCAAGAGGAACTTGAAGATTTTAAAAAAGAGTATCCAGATGTTTACGAAGTTGTTGAAACAGTTTCACACTTACAAGCTTCTGAAAGGTCCAAAGACCTTGAAGCTAAGTTAGAAGCTCTCCAACAACGAGAAAAAGAACTTGTTCGTAAAGATGCTGAAAAGCGATTGAATGACAGACATCCTGATTTTGAAGATATCAGAAACAGTGATGACTTTCACGACTGGGCAAAATCACAGCCACAATCTATCCAAGACTGGGTATATAAAAATGCTGATGATGCTGACCTAGCTTCAAGAGCTATAGATTTATTCAAAAGAGATATTGGTATGGACTCCAAACCGAAGAAGTCAAATTCTAAAAAGACCAAATCTTCTGCTGCTGATATGGTTTCAACTAAAACAACAAGTGTTGAACCTAAGCAAGAGAAAGTTTGGACTACTAAGGAGATTTCTGCTATGAGCATGGATGAATTCGACAAATATGAAGAAGAAATCAGTAAAGCCATGTTTGAAGGCAGAGTTCAAAGATAAACTTTTTAATAATTAAAGGAAAGAAAAATGGCTTATAACCAATCGGATGAAAATTTCGCACAATCGTCTGGTTCTAACTTTGCTAACAATAATTTCTTGCCTGAAATTTATTCCAAGAAAGTTTTAAACTTTTTTAGGAAAGCCTCTGTTGTCGAAGCAATTTCAAACACAGACTACGCAGGTGAGATTTCAGGATTTGGAGATACTGTTAAAATAATTAACGAACCAGAAATTACAGTGTATCAGTACGAAAGAGGAGCAGATGTAACAAAAACAGTTCTTACAGATGCAGAAACAACTCTTATCGTAGATACAGCTAACGCTTTCAAATTTATCGTAGATGATATTGAAAGTCAAATGTCACATGTCAACTTCAAAGAAGTTGCAACATCTTCAGCAGCATACTCATTAAGAGATGCTTTTGACCAAGGTGTTTTAGCTAAGATGTTCGCAGGAGTATCTTCAAGTTCACCAGACCATATCATTGGTTCTGACAGTGCAACTGCTGATGCAACTCTATCTCACGCAACAAACTCTGTTGACCTATTAGGTTCAGACGGAACAGGTGTGGATGCTTTAGACTTAATGGCAAGAATGGCAAGATTACTTGATGACCAAAATGTCCCTGAAGAAGGTAGATATTTTGTAGCTCCTCCAAGTTTTTACGAGGAACTATCACAGTCAGGTTCAAAACTATTGTCAGTAGACTTTAATGCTGGACAAGGTTCAATTAGAAATGGCTTAGTATCTAGTGGTAAACTAAGAGGTTTTTCAATGTACAAATCAAATAACATTGCATCAACTTCAAATGCTACAGGTAAAGTCCTAGCTGGACACATGTCTGCAGTGTCAAGTGCTCAAACAATTACTTCAACAGAAGTTATCAGAGACCCTGATTCTTTTGGTGATATTGTTAGAGGCTTACACGTCTACGGAGCAAAAGTTCTTAGACCAAAAGCTTTAGTATCAGCTTTCTACCTAGTAGACTAACGATACTTCGGAGGGCTCTTCGGAGCCTTCCATTTTTATATAAGGAGAAATTATGAAAGATAAAAAAAGAATGGGTATGATGTATGGCGGTCCTCGTAAAAAAATGATGGGCGGTGGCATGTATGGTCAAAAAAGAAAAAAAATGATGAAAGGCGGTTATGCTTCTATTTATGATATGGAATCAGCTTTTAAAAGTAAAGCTGGTTATAATACCATGAAGATAGAAGGTGAAAAATAATGAAAGGTGTAAAGCATTATAAAAGAGATGGTACTGAGTTTAAAGGTAACACTCATAAAATGCCTAATGGACAATTACATTCTGGTAAAACACATGGTAAAACAAGTGTTAGACTTTTTCATTTTAAAGATTTAAGTAAAACAGCAAAATTAAAAAGTAAAAATAAAAAATAATGGCCACCACATACTTAGACATAACTAACGAAGTGTTACGAGAACTAAATGAAGTTCCACTAACTACATCAAACTTTGGCAATGCTAAAGGCTTACAAGCTTTTGTTAAAGATATGGTTAATAAAGCAATCTTTGATATTGCTAATGAAGAACCTCAATTACCTTTTTTAGCTGCTGGCCTTAGTGGAGCTACTGACCCTTTTTATGGTAATGTAACTGTTGCTAGTGTTGCCGGTACTAGGTGGTACTTATTAAAATCTGGTAGTGCTAGTTTAGCTGATGATTATGCTTCAATAGATTGGGATGATTTTTATATGACAACTATTAATGTAGCTGGTGAATCAGCTCCTTATGTTTCTAAAGGTTTAAAGTTTTTAACATTAGCTGATTGGAAGAGTAATTATAGAGACTCAGAAAATGCCGATGATGCTGATGGACAGGTTTATGGAGAACCTAGATATGTTATTAAATCTCCAGATAGTAGAAAGTTTGGACTAAGTCCGATACCTGATAAAGTTTATAATATACATTTTTATGCTTTTAATAAGCCAACAGCTTTATCAGCTCATGGTGACACTATAGTCCTCCCAGAACAATATAGTAATGTTATAACTTCACGAGTTAGATATTATGTATGGCAGTTTAAAGAATCACCACAACAAGCAGCTTTTGCTTTAGATGATTTTAGAAAAGCTATGAAGAGCATGAAGTCAAACTTAATGAATCCTCAGCCTAAGTATATGACTGATGATAGAAGATATTTTTAATTTATGGCACGTTCTCAACCTTATACAGTTGCATGTGATGGTGGTCTTGTAACCTCATCAAACTCTA